GGGATCCCGTCCACCATCTTCAGCAGCATCACCTTGGGCAATTATCAAAACCGCCGGGCGGAAGTGGCTATGATCGTTTTTGACCGGGACGGGGAGGCCATCGGTGCGCCCATCCCGCTTTTCCGAGGGCTGATGGATTCCGACAAGGTTTCCGACAACGGCACGGAGGTTTCAGTCACGATCCAGCTCGAGGGGCCGATGAGCGATCAGCTGCGGGCGCGGGTTTACAGGTATACCCATGAGGACCAGCAGACGCTCTATCCTGGCGACGGGGACCGCGGGCTGGAGTTCGTGGCGGCTTTGCAAAACCTGCAACTCCGCTGGGGGCAGCAATAATTTTCGGCCAGCTATACAATTTTACCAGCTATACAATTATGGAAATCACCAAAGTCATTATCGGTTTCGCTGTTGTGACCATCCTGAACCTTTTGTTTTACCGCATGGGATTCAATTTCGGGAAAGCCGCCGGCCTCCGGGAATCTTTGAAAGTTCGGCGTGATCCAATCTTCACCTTCGTTAAGTGATCGACACCCTCCAGCGCCAGCAAATCGCGGCCTACCTCCTGTCGTGCCGCGCCCGGCCTTTCCGGTGGGGCTCGTGGGACTGCTGCCTCTTTTGCGCTGATGTGCTGGCCATTCTGACCGGCAATGATTTCGGGGCACCGTGGCGGGGCGGTTACAGCGACCGGGACGGCGCTCTGTCCATCCTGCCCTGCCAGATCCGCGAACTGCCGGAGTGGGTTGGCCTGAAGCCCTCACGGCCACAGGACGGCGCTGTCTGGTGGTCACCGGGCAAATACGCAGAGGGCGCGCTGGGCATCTGGTGGCAGGGCCGGGCGCTTCATCCGGGACGGCGCGGGCTGATCAGGCCGGCGTGCGATATTTCCAAACTCGAGTTTTTTTTCTGACATGGCCGAAACCATCGCAATCATCGGAGCCTATTTTGCCGGGGCCGGCGCATCCGTCAGCGCGGCGGCCTATGTCGGGGCAGCCATCGAGATTGCCGCCGTGGCAGGCTCGCTGGCCTATCAGGCCAAGCAGAAAAAGAAGGCTAAGGCTGCCGCCGCGAAAATGCAGAAGGAGCAGAAGCGGCAGGCCACGCTTGCGGAGCAGAAGCTCAAAAAGCTGAGCAGGGTCAAGAACGGCGGCGTCGGCGCTGACACCTTCGAGACCGCCAGCGGCGCACAGGACATCACCGCGATGATCCGCCGCTCCACAGCCTCCCGGCGCATTGTCTATGGTCGCGCCCGGCTTGGCGGCATCTGGTATTACGTGGAGACCAGCGGCGCTTCCAATGAGACGCTGCACCTGATTCTGGGGCTCTGCGAGGGGCCGGTGGACGCCATCGAGAAAGTGTATTTTGACGATGAGGAGGTGACGCTCGACGCGCTCGGGAACGGCACCGGCAAATGGGCCAACACGGTTTTCGTGGGCCGGCATCTCGGCACGCCCGGCGACCCTGCGGACGTGGCTCTGACCGCCGTTTCCAGCCGCTGGACCAGCGCGCACCGGCTGGAGGGCATCGCCTACCTGTATGTCCAGATGACGCTGAGGGAGGACCTTTTCAGCGCGATTCCGGAGATTTCGGCGGTGGTCCGTGGCAAAAACAATATTTGGGATCCGCGCACCAATTCCCGCGGCTACAGCACCAATCCCGCCCTCTGCCTCAACGATTACCTCACGACGCCGCTGGTGGGGCCGGGCATCGCTCAGGCCGACATTGACGCCGGCAGCCTGATCGATGCGGCGGACGTGTGCGATGAGCCTGTGCCGACGCTGCTGGGCGTGGAGCCGCGCTATGCCTGCCAGGGCGCTCTCGACCTGTCCAGCACCGTGGAGGACAACGCCGCGCAGTTCATTCAGAGCATGAACGGCGACCTGATTCAGAGCGGCGGGCGCTACATCATTCAGGCCGGGCGGTACACCACGCCGACGTTTTCCATTGGCCTGACGATGCTGGCCGGGCCGATCGAGGCCACGTTTTTGCAGCCGCGCCGGGACCGCGCCAACATGGTCAAGGGCACCTTTCTGTCTGAGGCGAACTCATGGCAGAAGTTCGATTTTCCGTCAGTTTCCGATGCGGCCGCAGTGCTGGCCGACGGTCAGGAGGTCGTCTCTGACCTGTCCCTTGAAATGGTGGGCAGCGGCAGCCAGGCGCAGCGGCTCGCCGGCATGGAGCTGAAGCAGGCGCGCCGCGGCCGCACGCTCCAACTGACGTGCAATCTCATGGCCCTGCCCGCCATTGTGGGGAGCAATGTCATCGTGGACATCCCGCGCTATTCCGAGGGCGAGGTGTGGCGGGTTGTGGAGACGCGGTTTTCCGTGGGCAGCGACAGTGCGCCAACCATCATGCTGACGCTGCTGGAGACGCATCCGGACGTTTATGAGTGGGATCTGGCGCGGGAGCGGATTATCAACGTGCCCGCTGAACTGAATGCCAAGACGCCACAGGTGGCGCAGCCGGTGTTCACGCCGAGCGCTGATTCCAGCCCGGCGCTGCCAGCAGCGGTCACCATCACCACCCTGACGGCTGGCGCGGTCGTCCGGTGGATGCTGAGCGGGTCGCCAGTGGGCAATGGGCCGGAGGCGGCTTGGGATGGGTCGGCCTACGCCGGGCCAGTGACGGTGGGTGCTGGGCAGTTCCTCTATGCTCGGGCGTTCCGGGACGGCTATCTGGCATCCCCGCTGGCGCTGGAGGGGTATGCGTGAGGCGGCAGGATCGCCACCCTTTTCCGCCCCGGCCAGCCGTCCAACTGCCGGGGTTTTGCTTTGCTGGGTGAGCTGCGGAAAAAAGTTCTCTCCACCTCAAACTAATTGTTGCATGTCGAAATAAGAGTGGTATACTGTGGTGTCGGTAGCAGCCGACTAAACAACAAACCAGAAATCACCACTATGAAAACCACCATCAAAGCACCAGTCGCCCCCACCTCCCTGCACGCTGAGCTGTTCGCGGCCTGCAAAGGCAACGAATACCGCCTCCGGGCGTTGAGGGCTATGCTGAAGGCCGCAGCCGCTCCGGCCCCGAAAGGCTGGTAGTCCACACCGCAGACAAAAGCGCCCCGGCCAGGTAGCAGCCTGAGCCGGGGCAACCCACCAGAAATCACCAGATGAGTAAGCCTGACCCTAATGCCTCCGGCCCACCCCGCAAGCGCAAGCCTGGCGCGGGCCGCAAGCCGACAGGCCGCACCGCCTGCCCGCCGCGCATCCTGCCTTCGGCATACGCCGATCTCCAAGCCATCGCTGCCGCTCGCCAGTTGGGGCTGGGCGAGACGATAGAGGCACTGGCGCGGGAAGAGCGGGCGCGGATGGAGGCGCAGGCTTGACATCAGGTCTGGTCTGGGCCATCTTGCAAAAGTCACTCGGAAGTGTTAGGATATGCTAGTGTTAGGACGGTATAACATAACTTGCAAATTGCGGTTGCGTTTTGCTAGTGCATTTTGCAACATGCAAATCGCCATAGCATTTCGCGGTTGCATATTGCAATATCGCATTTTGCACTAGCAAATTGCGGTTGCATTCTGCAAGATTGTTAGGGGGAGGGTGGGTCTGATCTCTGGAGCGATCGGACCGCACACCGCTGCGGGCAATCGCGCGTGTTTGGGGACAGCTTTTGAACTCCGGGGGTAGGTTCACCCTTACAGGGGAATCCTTGTTACACCCCCTCCGCGATCCGCTCCAAAGCCCCAAGCAACTCCCGCCCCTTCCCGGTGATTTCAACCACCCCGGACGCACCCTTTACCCGCTCCCGGCTCCAAGTCACATACCCAGCATGCTCCAGCGGATAGAGGTGAGAGTGGATGCGCCGCAGCTCGCCGAAGCAAACCCGGTTCAACTCCGTCACATGGACAGGGCCGCGCCTGATTGCCTCCGTGAGGACGAAAATCCCGGTCGGCGTGACCTTCAGTCCGGGGATGTGCATCGCCTTCATTAGCCGGCGGAGTGTGCGGGAAGGCGCGGATTTGGTTTCAGCCTGGCTCATGGTGTGGTTTTTGGGTTGGAGTTGTGGTGTTGGATGGGCGGCGGTGGCGTATCAGCCACCCCCTCCAGTTCCCCCAGCAGTTCCATACCCCGCGCCGTCACCGAAAGACTCACAGGCCTCCCTTTGAGTGATCTGTCAGGTTGGCGGGACTCGATGTAGCCCGACGCCTTCAGCGCCGCTATGGGCCTGTCGATGCGCCCGCCCCCATGCCCGCTGCGGCGGCTCAGCTCCGCGATGGAGATGTCCGGGCGGTGGGCCAGCTCCGCAAGGATGTGGATGGCCATGGGGGTTGCTCCGATGCCGGGCGTGTGCATGGCGCGAAGGAGGCGGCGGAGGGTGCGGGCGGGGGTCATACCGCCCTCCTCTCCATCTCCGCCCGCAGATAAACCGCCAGGTCCAGCGCCTCCTCATAGGCGTGCCTCAGCATGTCATCCGGGCTCTCGGCCACGGTCCGGCCATACTTCTTGATCCCCAGCTGCTGCCGGGCGGCAATATCCGCGCAGACCATGGACTCTATGCCGGTGGGGGCGGCATCAGGCTCGGCCGGAAACGAGACCAGCGCCCCGGCCCGCCAGTCACTGCTGTAGCCGCAGCCGCCGCAGCGCACGGCGATTGGGCCGGGATCGGAGCGCCAGCCGCAGTTGAGGCATTTGGTGTAGTGGGTCATATTATGGTTTTGGGTTAGGGTTTCTCATCGGAAATTTGCTTACTCCACCCCCAGTCCTCCATGCACTCCGGGCACCACGCCCAGTTGTTGTCCGGCTCCATGGTGTCCCAGCACCACCCATCCGGCAGATGCGGCACCGTCTCCGGGATCCGCTCGCAGCCGGCGCACATGCAACGGGTCAGCGTCTCCGGCAGTTTAGTCTCCGGGCTCCAGCGCCATGAGGGGATGTCCCCGCCAAGGCCCAGTTCGAGCTGAGGTGATTTGGTTTTCATAATTTCTGTAAATGTTTCCGTAAACGCCCCTCTCCCGCGTCCAAATCCGCCGGCAGGGTGGAGACAGCGGGATGGGGTATTTGAAACGCTCAAGCATACGCTCATGCCGCAAAAACAGCATGGTGCTGAACCAGCCTCCTCTCGATTGCCTCCGCCGTGGTCTTTTCGCCTCCAATCCGGGGTGCAATCTGCCCCTCCCCATGCTGGGCGGTCCAGCAGGTCAGCAGCCGGTTGGAATTCCGGAACTCCAGCAGTTCGAAAAGCGCCTCCTGCCAGGTCGGGGTGAACGGCACCTCCAGCACGTCGTCGATGACCAGCAGGGGCGTCACCCGGAACCGGTGAAACTTGCGTTTGGCGATGATTTGCTCCTCCCCATCCAGTTTCTGGGCCTCCGTGAAAACCGCCCTCAGCCTGGCTCCGGTCACCCAGCGGAACGGCGTGTGCAGCCGGAGGGCCAGGAGGGCGAGGGTGTTGGTTTTACCGGCTCCGGGCGGGCCGTGGATGCCGACACCGATGCGGCTGTCCGGACGCCAGGCCAGCACCGGCCGGAGCGAATCCAGCACCTCGGCGGGATCCGCGGCATGGTAGGCCGGCGGAGTCAGGACCTCCCAGCGCTGGCGGAACTCGGTGCAGTGGGCGGCGGTGAACGGCTGGTTGCAGCCGGTGCAGTGGGTGGCGGTCATGGGGTGGCGGTGGCAGTTTGGGTTTTGAGCGAGGGGCGGGCCCATTTTCCGGGCTGGAGGGGTGGCATTTGCGGGATTCCGGCGGCCGGGTTGGCGCCGGCCCATGGCTTGGCATTTGGGTCGTCCTCCCATCGCCTTTCCCCGAAGAAAGTGTGTTTTCCGGGGCAATACCGGCGTTCGGATTCAGGAAGTTGGCGCCATTTGGCGGCCAGAGCCTGGGTCTTGGCGAGAATGGCCCGAAGTTCGGCTGGGCTGGCGTTGATCATGGCCAGAGCCCGACGGGCCTCCATGGCGTTGCCGTTGGCCGGGTAGGCCGTGAGGATCGAATCAATCAGCCTGACCCGCTCCGGATCAAACCCGGTCAGGGATGCCTCCGGCTCCTCAGCCCGGCCCCCTCCTGAATCCCTCACGCCCGGACCGGGCCCGGCCTCATTACGCTCCAGAGGGAGGGAGAGTTCTGGAGTAAATGATTGTGGTGAGTGGTGAGTGGTGAGTGGTGGGCATTCTTTATGCATTGCTTGAGGCATGCTTGGCTCATGCTTAAGCAATGCTTGTGCATTGCTGCATGCATCGCCTTGAGTCCCTTTTGACCACCTCCCGGCAGCCATCTTCCGGCCCTTTTCCTGAGCCTTGGCGATGCGTTGGCGTTGCTCTCCGCGAATGATTTCCAGCCGGCGGTTTCGCCGTCTTCCGTCCTCTCCAACGGGCAATTTTGACAAAACAGCCTCCGTCACGCCCCGCCCGGCCAGTCGTTTGAGGGCGGCGAAGTCAGCCGGCAGGCCGTCCATCAGCCACTGGTGACAGAGCAGCCGAAGGTAGGCCAGCTGCTCGGCGTCGGTCATGCCGGCCACGCCGACAAGCCAGCGCTCCGGATAAAAGTCGAATGCGGGGGCGTCGTTCATAATCAAAATCCAAAAGTCAGTTGCTCCCCGCCCGCCAAAGCTGGTGCCGGGGTGTTGATTTCCCGCTCCAGATCGGCAAAGCGGAAGGTCCATTTGCGCTCCCCCGTGGCCGGCACCGTGATCCGGCCCCGGGAGATGTTGTAACCGGCCTCACCGGGGCCGCTCATGCCCATGAAGGCCTCTCTGTCAGCGTCGGCGGAGGTGTAGTCCCTGCCCGCAGCCCGGCGAACGTAGAGCAGCGCCCAAACGCGGGCTTCGGGCTGCGTGACGGGGTGGATCATGGGTGGCCTCCCTCCGTTTTGCGCACATACCGCCGCCACTCCACTCCCGGCACCCGCTCCAGAATCTCCGGAGGGCCGAATTCACTCTCGAACTCCGGCATGAAGGTGTCGCCCTCGTGCTCCGCATCCAGCACGGTCAGCAGCACCTCCGTGGTCCACGGCATGAGCAGGCGGTAAATCTCAGCGCCGCCGATCACGAAGGCCGGCGCGCCCCTCAGAAGCATCTCCAGCCCACGGAGGTCAGGGGCCACCTCCGCGCCGGAAGCGCCCACGAGATAGCGGGACAGGACGATATTCCTCCGGCGCTTCAGCGGCCCGCCTCCCGGCAGGCTCTTCCACGTTCTGCGGCCCATGATGACCGTGCGACCGACGGTCTCCGCCTTGAAGAACCTCAGATCGGCGAGGTGCCTCCACGGAATCCCGCCCTGAGACCCGATCACCCGGTTTGACGCCATGCAGGCGATGGCGGTGAGGCTATTCATGGGCGGGGGCCTCCACGGTTTCAGGCTTCTCCCCGAAATGCTCCACCCGCAGCTTGGTCAGCCGGGCGATCAGCCAGTCCATTTGCTCCTCATGCAGGATATAAAGCAGGGACATCCCGCACGGGACCTGCGAGAGCTTCAGGGTTGGCCCATATTCCTTATGGGTGCCGACTGATAGTTTTGTTAATGACGGTTGTGACATATTGATTACGATCCAAGAAATTGATTACCTCCTCACGCGCCCTCCAAACAGAGCTCCAGATGCGGCTGATCCCCCTCCAGCCACGCCTCCAGCTGCCGCGCCTGGCTCCCGCCATCAGTGGCCCGCATCCAGCCGGTCCCATCCACGGATTCCACACCCAGACGCTCGCAGATGTGCAGCCGCTCCAGCCCGTTCACGCGCCCCACATGCACCCGCCGGCTCAGCTGGCACCACTCCGGCAGCGTGCGCCATTTCCAGTCCGTGGTGCCCCCGATGAAAACCACCGCGCAGTCCGCTGGGATGTCGTCCGGGGTCATCCCGTTTTGGACCGCCATCGCCAGCGGCCAGCCATAACTGCGGGCCACAGGCGCATACTTATCCCAATTCGCCAAGGTCGCCTCACGGTCCGCCACCACATCCGGCACCAGCGCCCACCGGGGCTGCAGCCCTGACAGCCTCACCGCCTGGAGCATCGCCAGCCATGCCGCCTCACTCCATGGTTTACCGGAGGTCCACGCCCCGAAGGCGTCGTTGTCCAGCGCGAACGGCATCCATGGGCGGAGCTTGGTTTTGGCCATGGCTGACGGCCCGACCAACCAGCCGATGCGCTCGGGGTATTTGCCCGCCCAATAGTGGACGATGGCGGAGCTGTTGTTGGCGGGCATGACCATCATGGGGTGCTTATCTCCACTTCGGCATGCTCCTCCTCGCCGGGCTCGGCTTTCCGCTGGCTGATTTCGATTTTCGCGACGCTGGGCCGGTCATCAGGTATAAGCCCAGCGTAACGCAGGCCATCGACCAAGGGCTTTGCACAGAGGTTATCCCAGTCGATGAGTCTTTTGCCGACTCTTGTAACGCGGATAACAATGCCAGGTGTATGCTGCGCTTTTTCTTTCGGCGCGCCCACTCGTCTATGTTGAGCATGTCGTTCCACGACGGGACCGGGTGCTGCATTTTCGTGGTCCCGTCCTTCTGCGGTTCCGGGTAGCTGGGGATGATGATTGTTATTTTCATGTGGTTTTTGGGTGGTCATTTGGCTGGTCCCTCCGGCGCAAATCCGGCGTTGCGGCCCAGCCACTCAGTGACCCTGGCCGGATGCGGCATGACGCCGTGATAGATGTCATGCAGCAGCAGCCACACCTCCCGCAGCTCCTGCCTCCATGGCTCCTCCGGGGCGGGGCCGGAGGCGATTTTGCGCCAGTCCCGGCCGGACAGGTCGATGTGGCAACTGTCGATGTCCTCTATCCACTCCAGCTGGTCCCCTATACCGACCGCGTGCCGGACACCCCAGACGGCGACCGGGCCGGCGCATCCGATCAGGGTCAGGCGCAGGCTGTCCCCATATCCCTCCTCATCATAGCCCTCCCTCCCCTCTATGGTGTCGCCTGGCACCAGGCCCAGCGCGTGGACCTGCATCGCGGCGGTCATGCCAGCGAGGCCGATGGTGCGGATAGTGTCACTCACCGCGCCCCCTTCCCCGGCCCGAAGGCGGCGTTGCGGGTGAGCCATTCTTTGGCCAGCTTAATTTCCGTGCGGCTCAGATACATATCCGGCTCGCTGATGATTTCGGCCAGCAACTCATGCACTGCCCGCATCTCCTCCCTGAGCGGCGTCAGGGGGTCGAGGGATGGGTCCAGGCGGCGGCGGAAAATTATGCCCACATCAGCGATCACCATCCCCACGCTCTCATCTGTGATATCCATCCACCCCTGCCCAACGCGGGCCTCATCGCCGGCCTGAAGGCGCTCCCCAACCTCCAGCAGCCGCCACCCCGCCGCCGGCGTCATTCCGGAGAGGGTCATTGGGGGCCTCCTTCCAGCAGGCGGAACGAGACAACGAAAACCCACGGATTCAGATCCCAGCTGCCGGGGCCATGGATGGATTCCCAAATGCGCTCATAGTAGAATCGGTAATTCCCACACTTGTCCGGCGGAATGTAATCAGGGACCAGCTTGCTGCCGGCACCCTCAGCCTTGGCGTCAGCCTCACCGATCTCCTGAAGCCGCTCCACCCGCACCTCCGTGATCTCCAGTGTGATCCGGGACGCCCAGCGAGGCATGAAGAGGGATGGCGTCCACTTCAGCTTGTAATCCCGCATGGCTTCCTCGCTATGGCCGTCGGCCTTATAGCTCACGTATCGGAGCTTTCCATCCGCGTCCCTGCGGCAAGTGTCATCTGGATCGGCGAAGTTCACCGGGGCGATACAGGCCGTCTCCTTGACCCACAGCCGCATTCCAGCCTCGAACGGGCATTTGATCTCCTGATAGGTCACCCCGTCATCGGTGAAGACAGGATTTCCCAAGCCGTTGAAGTCGCAGAAATGCTGGCGCGCTCCTTTGATGATCCGCCGGGTCTGAGTCTTCCGGCCTTCAAGGATGGCGCGGACCATGGGGGAGGAGAATAAAATAGGGCGCTCTTTCACAGGCCAGCCCTCCCTTCCAGCAGCGCGTCCAGATCCTCGATGACCGCCGCAGCCTCCGACAGTGCGGCTTCGCGGGTGGGGTAGCTGCATTCAATCACCACGCTGCTGTTCTGATCCGGCCACAGCCGCGGCAATTTGGCCGGGTCGCCGTTGACGGGGTTGATGTGCCCGGCGGCAACGTCCGTCCAGAACGAGCGCCAGAACCCAATGTATTCCGTCAGCGCGTTCAGGGTGGGGATGCTGAACCCCTCCTTTGCCGGCTCGATGGCGGGGAGGAGGAGGTCCATCGGGTCAGGTTCGCCCACGTGGTTCAAGAGCCCGTCGGCGTCCAGATACTCAGGCCCATCAGCCTCGCGTCCGATATAGGTCACCTGCACCGGGTATAAGCCGCGCGGGTGGATGCGGGCCACCTCAGCGGTTCCGCCGCCCCGTGTCTGGTATCGTTTTCCAACTTCAAATTGTGTCATAAATAACATACCGGGATTGCCCGCCCGGCTCGGGAGGTTTGTTATTGTTTCGGCGTCAGTTTCGGCTCGGCGAACCGCCAAGCGTCGGTGTAGAGGCGGGAGAACTCCCGGAGCGCCTCGGCCATGGCCCGCGTGTAGCCGTCGGGCCGGACGATCACGTGCAGGGGCTCCATCCTCGGATGCCAGCTCCAGAAGTGCCATTCCGGCAGACCGGTGACGACAAGGCTGCCGTGGACCTGCTGTTTGTATGCCTCCGGGAGCACTCCGGCGCAGACGTAGCGGACATGGACGCCGCGCGACGGGCATTTGATCTCCAGTCCGCCCACATACTGCCCATCGCAGGTGATGAGGCCATCAGGGCTGCACCCGGCTATCAGGTCATCGGTGGCGCAGAATCCCACCTCCTCCACGGCGTGGCCGGTGCGGGCGACAAATGCCTCACGCGCCTGCGGCTCCATCTCCTTGCCGCGCTTGGTGTGCCAGTTGCCGGCGAACTCCTCCAGCTCGTCAGGCGCGAATGACTGACCGATCAGATCGTTGATGCAATCGTCAATCTGCCTGGAGCGGGCTCCGCCAGGGGTGAGGATTTTGTCGAATTTGGAGGCCGTGAGCATGCCGGCCCGGATCGCGAACCACTCCGGGCTCCCCTGCTCGATTTGGGGGTGGACGATCACGGCTTGGTGGCGTCGGTGTATTTTTTCCATCTAGCGTCGATGGCCCAAACCAACTCCTGCGCGTCATCAACAACGCCGCAGAGATCGGCCGTCAGGGACGAGGGTATGATCCCGTCCACCAGCCGCGCGGCGTCCTCCGCGATGGCCAGCAGCTCCTCCGCATGCTCCTCGGCGGGGGTCATGGGGCGACGGACGGGTGCCGTATATCCTGCGACCTCATGACCGGGAATCGGATCGTCCCGCCAAATGAAATTCACATCAAGCAACTGGTCACCCGCCTGAATCGTTTCCCCCGGCTCCAGCAGCCGGCGTTTCCCCGTGCTCATGGCTGCTCATCCCCCCTTTCCCCATCCCATTCCTCACCGTTCCCCGCATCCCCCTGCTGGTCGGGATCAGGCTCAGGCTCAGGCGCCCGCAGATGCGGCGGCGGGAGGGGCTTGGATGTGGCGGTGTGGCGGGGGGTCACATTGCGCTCCGGCAGGGCCTCCAGTTCATCCTCGGCATAAACGCCCAGCAGCACGTCCGGGAAATGCCGGCGGCACATGGCGCGGATGGCATAATAAAACAGCTGCTGGTCAGGGTCGGATACCCACAGCGGAGAGTTTTTTGGCTTGATGGTCCCGAAGGCCGGGGACTCGTAGGCGATCACCTGCCCGGTCAGGGTGGTGACCTGGAGCATGCATTTCCGGGCCGCTCCCTCGCCGACGTATGTGCAGGCGGGACGGTCCGCGATGGGCGCGCGGCGGAGGAAAACGGCGTGCAGCAGTTGGGACTCCCAGGCGATCTGGTCATTCACCTCATAGGATTTATTGGCGGCGGAGAATGGGTTGATTCCCCACTCAAAAGCCTGCATCGCCACTGCCATGCACGCGCCGGGATTGTCCCGCAGGTGCTTGCGGACGCCGGTCCGGGAGACGGCCATGAGCTTGGCGACTTCCATGATCTGGCTGACATCCTTGACGATAAGGCTGCCGGTGCTGCCGAATGCGATGCCGGAGGTGATGCCGTGGTTTACCCGGTTTTCGAGTTGCTCTGTTTTGCTGAGTGGTTGTGCTTGTTGCATATAGTTAGGGCGTCAGTGCGTATTCCGATCTTTGAGTTAGTGGGTGACGGGCCAATCAGGCCGCGTCCAATCTCGCGGCCTTGTCCAGGCCGCAGGGGTCGATCTGGTCTCTCAGCCAGTCGTTTACAGCCTCGGCGGCGGCGTCCGGATCGCTGCCGGTGTAACCGTCCGCAATGTCACAGGCGAGGCTCCACGCGGCCTGACGCTCAGGGAAAAAGGATGCATGGAACTGATGGCCGGCAGGCAGCGACGTGTCCGGGTATTTCCAGCGCCAAATGGCCGCGGCTACCTTTTCGGCGTCGCTGACGATCTGCTGCGCGGCGTCAAATTCCTCGCTGTTGTCAATTCTCATGGCGGTGATTCTCATGGCGGTGGTTGATCAGAATTTCTTACCCCCATGCTTATGAGGCCGGGTGCAGTTGAAGGCGATTTTCGCCACAATGGCCTCAGCCACGCGGTGACCGTGCTTTTCGGCGTTGTCCATGATCCTAATGACAACATCGGCATACTCCTCTTCCGCTGCCGTGAACTCCGGGACGTGATCCGATGGCGGGTTGCCGGCGCGCAATCCCTCCAGCGCCTCCGACAGCTCGGAGTGCATCAGGGCGATGTTCTCAGACTCCGGGCGCGGTGTGTCCCACCAGCCTTTATCGCGGGCGATGTCGTGGACGATGGATTGTGTTGCGTTGAAATGGTGAATGAAGGAATGAGGGATGGGATCGGGCATTTGTTTGGTGATGTGATGGGTGGCCATATTCAGGGCGTGGCGGTCACAGTGACCTTGATGATTTTCAGCCCCGCCGGCGGAGTGATGATGGAGGCGAAAACCTCATTGGACCGCTCGCTCTCCCCGAGCGCATTGAAGGCGCTGACGGCGTAGATATGGATGCCCGCCGGCGCTTCAATGCTGGCTTTAGTGAGGTTCGCCGCTGTCTGCCCGATCAGTTTCCAGGTGATGACCGGCGGTTCCGTGTCCGATGCAGTTTTCTCGTAGATTTTATATCCGGTGACAGTCTCGCCTGGCGGGTTGGGGTCCCATTCCAGTTGGACGGTGTGGGCCATCGAAAGGCCGGCGGAGAGGAGCAGCGCGAGGGCTGCGGTGATGAGTTTCATGGTTTGGTATTGGAGTCAGGGAAATGGTTCTGTTTCGGCTTCCGCATCATGCAGCGGGGCCTGATCTGGTATATCTGACGGTTATCACGGTCCCGCTCGGCGGTGCGGATATAGATTTCAGTGCCCGCCAATGGGCAGCCCGGTATGGTGATGCGGACCATGGGCGCGCCGGCTGGGAAATCCCATGGCTCGCCGCAGTAGGGGCCGCCGACTAGGGTGCAGCGGGCGGTTCTCATGGGTCATCCCTCCTGTCCATCCGCTCATCAAACTCCCGCTGCGCCCGGCGCTCCACGGAGACCACGGCGGCGAGTAGCAGCGCGATTGCGATGGCGAGCGCGATCCAGTTATCCGCGCTCATGGCCGGCCCCCTCTCCAATCGTCCGAGTCGTAGTCGTCGGGATAGAGTGGGGCGTTTTTGAACTCTCTGACGAACCAGAGGACGGTTGCGACGAAAAGCAACAGGCCGATGGCGATTCCGGCGGCGGTCATGACTGGCCTCCCTTCACCTTTTGGGCGGCTTTGCCGGCCTGCTTCAGCGCTCGGCTTTGATTGGTGCTGCACGCGATCCGGAACCGGCTGAAATCCTTTTCCGCGAGCGCTTCCCCGCGGAGAATCAGCCAGTCGTAGATTTCCCGATAGCCCATGCCTTTCCCGCGCAGGGTGGCGACGATGGGCCCGTATTTCACCCAAGCCGGCCGGCGCCGGTCAGGGAGGGATTGCGCCTCGCTGAGGAGGTTGGAGAGGCGGTCAGTCATGATGCGCCTCCTTTCCCAGCTGCGTCCCGGATTGCGGCCGCCAGATCGCGGGCGGAGCGTATGGCGAGGGTTTGAGTGCTGTTTTGCAGCCTGGACAACAGGTGGATATGGCCGCGGGCCGCTTCCATTTCGCGCTCCAGCTTGTCGAGACGGTCGGCGATGGAGAGCCGGCAGAATTTAAAGGGCCAGAGGTTCATGCAGCCATCCTTTCCATGGCAGCAATGGCCTCGTTTTTAGATTTCAGCGTGGCGGCCCTTGCTGCTTCCGGAGTATCAAACAGTCCGACATATACCGACCGGCCCGACAGGCGGTATTGAGCTTGGTATTTACCGCACTGATGAGGGGTGAAGTGATTATTTTTCCTTCGGTTCCCCCATGGTGAGCGAGTAGAGTTCTTGTTGTTTTCCGCGACGCTGACAATGCGGAGGTTTTCGCGTCGGTTATCCAGCTTATTCCGATTGATGTGGTCGCAGACCTCGCGCTTACTCCAATCGGGCCGGCGGCCAAAGGCCCGGATGCACACGTCATGGTGCGCAAAAACGGTTTCCGGATTCAGCGGCTTGCGGTTGATGCTTCTCCTTGCGTAGCCCCACCGGTCAAACCGCCACTTTCGAGCCGCTAGATCGGAATCCTCTGGCGAGAAGATAATTTCAGACACCGGGAGCCCCCTTTCCTTTTGCGCGGCTTTTGCGGCTCGCTGAGGGTGACCGTAGAGAGGTGGGCTTTTTCACCCGCGAGGCGAAGTGATCTCTCAGAATGACGGCTGCTTCTGACCCGGCACTTCGCAGGTTTTCTCGTGAGGAGGCGGTGATGGCCTCTGCGAGATCGGTATCAATTGGGACGGTTATGCGTTTCATGGAAGGTGTATGACACCCGCAGAGTGCGTGGGTGTATGACACCCGTCAACGCATTTTTGCGGAAAAGTGAATCTTTTTGCGGAATCTTTGTTGCGAGGGTGTCCGACACCCGTATCTCTCTTGTGAAATGGCTAATCAGAGAGACAAAAACAAGAAGGTCCTAAGCGTGCCTATGGAGGAGGTGCTGCTGACGGAAATCGAAGCCGAGGCTGACCGCCTTGGAATCAACCGCGTAGCCCTCATCAATGAGATACTGCGGACCAGAATGGAGGCGATTGGGAAGCTGCCCCCGAAGAAAAAGGAAGGGAAATGACCTTTAACTGAAATGCGCTCGAAAAAGCGCGCCCTTTTTACGTGCCTCGACCGCGCGGGCCTTCACATCCTCGCTTGCGGGGGGGGGGGGGGGGGGATATTCCCGATTATGGATTTTTCATGGCGTGTGATGGTATGGACGCAATTAAAATCAATGTATTTTCACCCGTCCACAGATTTGTACTGTTTTTCTGAGTATGAGACTGAGACTCAGGGGCATGAGGGTGCTCATGATGGGTGAAAACGGCAGGCGCTGAAGGCCTTAGACTGATCCAACGCCCCACGTCATTGACGCTCTGGGCAATGCAATCTCAACAAATCCGGGGGGATGGATGGCTGTCATGGATGGTGTCAGTAATTGTGTTAAGAGTCGGAAAATGCAGCCCTTTCGGGCCGCACCGAAAGGTAGCGAGCCCATCCAGAAAGGCAACGTGTTTTGGCAAAAAACAGGGGAAATTTAATCAGGGTTGAAGGTGCGGGAATCGTGGCCAGGGTCGGGTCCGCCATGCCAAAACTTACCATCCTCGCCGCCGCCCTTCCGCTCGCCTTCGCCTCCTGCGGAAACCTGAAATACATCGTCAAAGAATATCACGGCGTGAAGGTGGTCACACACGCCGCCCCGCAGGCCACTGTCCGGATTTTCGACAAGCCAGCACAGCAAAAAATGATGGTCACTCCCACCATTGGGAAGGCAATGGGCATGGGTGCGGCGTCCGGCGCGACGTTCGGTCTGTGGACACTGGGCAGCGATCCGTTTCCGCTTCAGGGCGCAGCGCAAAACTATCTGGACGTGACGGGCCGCAGAAACCTGCGGATCACTCAAGGAAGGCTGCTGGTGAAGCCGCAGTGGGAGTTTGAATACCACCCGACTACGCTGGCCCGCTGACATCCGGAAACACCTTCGCCAGCTCGATCCCCAGCCGCTCCACCGTGCCGTGCGTATAGCGGTCGTTTACTCTGGGGTCGTCGTGGTCGGAGATGAGCATGCGGAGCTGCTTCTCTGTTCCGGCCTTTGCCAGCAGTGTATTCAGCGTGTGCCGCAGGCTGTGGAACGTCTTCAGTCGCAGATCTCGGCCCGCACCCTTCGCGCCGGGCCTCCGGCTGGTCTCCATGATCACGCCGGCCCGCTCCACAATTTGAACGAAATGCTCCGTGTTGTGCCAGCTCTCGCGCAGGGTGGGGGTCAGCCATTCGCCGGATGGTGCCAGAGTGCGCAGATGCGCCAGCAGGGGTGGGGCGAGCGGCAGCGTGATGACACGGCCCTTTTTGGCCTTTTTCTCCGGCACCAAGGCGACAGTGCCGGCGGTCAGATCAAAATCCCGCCACCGCCGCCCGGTGGCGTCTCCCAGCCGCAGCCCGCAGCAGAGTCCCAGCAGAGTGGCGGTTTTCCACTCGGTGTGGCGGGGAGGCTGGAGGGGCGGAAAGTCCGCTGGCGGGTGATCCAGAAGCCGCAGGATGGCTTGGAACTCCACCGGCTCAAACGGCAGGCGCTTGACCCCCTGCCCTCCGGGGGCAGCTACTAGCTTGGCGGGATTGCGCGGGATGATGCCCTGAAGAAAGGCTTTTTCCATGATGGACTGGAGCATGACGATGTGGTTCCGGGCGGTCTTCTCCGCCCGCCCGCCGGCCAGCAGGTGTCCGTGGAACTTCTGGAAATCGTCATGCCCGAGGTTCCAAAGCAGGTCATCCGCCTTCCGCCCGAGCCACTCCGTGAATATTCCGATCTGCGACCGGTAGCTGGCCTGCGTGCGCTCAGACCGGTTGCCCTCCTTCAGATATCCGGCGGAAAACTCCCGCCAGCTGCTGGAGACCTGCGGCGGTGTCACGCCGGCGGCACGCCAGATGCCCTCCAGCATCTCCACAAAGACCCGCTGGTCCGCCCGGCGGGGATTGGCCGGGGCGACCGCGAGAGCGGCTTCCTGAAGCGCGTCCGCCACCTTCTGCGCCACCGCCCTGGGTTCGGCGGACGGAATTCCGGTGGTCCGCCAGGTGCGCCGCCATCGGCCCCTGCCGGGGTTGTCCGTGTCGGCCTCCCAGACGCGGATGGAGGCGTGCCAGATATCTGTCCCTTTGGTGTTTACGGAGGCCATGGATTGGCCAAAATGGTAATGCTATCCGGTAACGGTGACAATGGTGAAATGGCCTGTTCGGCGGTAATTTCCCCGATACGGAGCACCCCTTTTACGGGTGCTGTTTCAGGTTCGTAGCCGGACGGGATGACCGGCGGAAACCGTTGGTTATCAACGATTTGCAAATGAATACCGAATCGTTTACAGGTAAAAGTAAATAGTTTCGGTAACGTGTTCATCAGGCCGACACGGTTACGGTTTCACTATTTCACACAAACCAAACCATTGGCACCGGCGCGGCCTTTTCCTGCGCCATGCACCGCCCCAGCGCCATGATCCCGGCAACGATCCCGTCGATTTTCTCGCGGGAGCGCTTCTTAGACGGCTTGATGTTCCCCGCGGCGTCCAGCTCGCAGCACACGTTCCCAGCCTCCCAGCTGAGCAGCGGCGAATCCTCATGGAGCAGGTGGCCGGCTTTCACCAGCCGCTCAAATTCCGCCGTGGGGCCGGCCATGGAGACAAACCCCTGCCCGAATTCCACCATGGTGATCCCGGAATCCTGAAGTCCCTGCACGGTCTCGCCGGCAAACATGCGGTCGAAGGCGACATCGGTGACCTGATAATCCGGGCAGATGGTCTGCACCCGGGCGCGGATGAGGCCGAAATCGGTGGTGTTGCCGGGCATGGACTCAATCCATCCGGCCCGCTCCCATGCGTCATAAGGCACCCGGTGTTCCCGGCTGCGACGCGGAATGTCGTCGCCGGGGCACCAGTGCCAGGCGATTTTTGCATACTTCCGAACGCCGAGCGCCGCTTCCACCTCCGCCGGCGGGAAAACGAGGCTGAAGGCGCTGAGGTCATTCACTTTCCCGAGGTCGATGCCTCCGTGACACTTTCGGCCCTTCAGCAGCTCCTTCAGGCCGGCCGAGTTTCCGGCTTTCCAGTCGCCCGGATCCAGCCAGCGCTCCTCACTGTTCGTCCAGATATTCAGCTGCTTGATCAGGAACGTGGTCAGCTTGCTGGGCGTGGCCTCCACAACCTTCAGCTGCTGGTGCATGTAGTCGTAATTTTTGACCGTGCCGAGGCCGGGGTTGGCCCGTTCCCAGACCGCCGGGTCCTTGTAATTCTCCTCATCGCCCTTGTCGGCCATGGCCACGAAGGCAAAAAAGGTGCTGTCCTCCAGTGTGCCGGACAGGATGTCCTCCGCCCGCTTGTGGGTCTCGTAAGCGAAACTGGCAGTATTGGTGCCGGCGGTGCTGATATCCACCATGATCGGCTGTTCCCGCGCCCCCATGCCGTCCTCCAGCGCATCCCACAGGGAACGGTCCGGCCACTGGTGGGTTTCGTCACACAGAGCGGCGTGCGGATTCAGGCCGTCCTGAGTGTCGGAATCGCCGGAGAGCGGAACCATTTTGGCGTCCGCACTCGGGAACTCCAGCAGGTTCTGTTTCTCGATGAACCGGCCCCGCACCAGCTTGTGTGAATATTTTAAAAACTTTGTGGCGTCGGACCATCCCAGCTTTGCCTGATCCTTCCGGGTGGCGGCGAAATACACCTCCGCGCCGGGCTCGCCGTCCATAGACAGGAGGTAAAGCGCCAGCGCCGCGGCGAATGCGGTTTTCCCATTTTTGCGGGGAACTCGGATCACTGCAGTTCGGAACCGGCGGAGTTTGGTTTCCCGGTGCAGCCATCCGAAGATGCTGCCGGCGATGAACAGCTGGAACGGAGCCAGTTCGAAAGGCTGGTTTTTGAACCGCCCCTTATAGTGCCGGAGCAACAGGCAGAACTGCCGGAAAATCTCCCCGCGCTTGGGAGTCCATACGAACGGAAAATCATCCGTTCCCTGCCGCTCCAGATCCCGCAGATGACGCTCGCAGGCCAGCTTGACCAGCTTCCCCGCGGGAATGTCGCCGGACAACACGGAGTGCGCGTATTCCGTGGCCGGATCGACCGCCGGGATGGGGATTTTGCGGGAGGACATATCAGGCGCCGGCCTGCCGCTCCTCCCGGCTGAAAACCGCATGGCACCGCGGGCACAGGGCCATCAGATTGGAGTGGACGTAGGCAAGGTGCGGAGCGGTCTGGATGCTCTGGCGGTGATGGACTTCCGTGGCCGGCGGCGGGTATTCTGTGTGCCAGCCGTGCGGGTTTTCGCAGATCGGATTGCGGCTGATGTAGGTGAGCCGGACCTTTTTCCAGAAGCTGGAGCCGCGCACGTCCGCTGCCGTTTTCAGGCCGATGGTCATCCGGCGCGTCTGGCGGTCGTAAACCTCCCGCGTGTGGGATTTGGCCTCGATGCGCGGGAGGCGGTGCTTTGGCGGGCGGGTGGCCATCAGTTGCGGGCGGCTCTGAATAATTCCTCCAGTGGATCGTCTCCTTTGTCGGCGACGCCGAATTTGGCGCGAGCGCTGGGAGTCAGGCCGAGATCGGAGTAAAAGCTCCGGAGGGTCACGCGGGCCTTCTCCATGGTGGTGAAGGCGGGGTTTCGGCGGAGGATTGCGCCGCCATCCGTGCTTTGGGACAGGATCCGGCCATGCTCATCAATATCCTCCTGGGCCATGCGGTAATCTTCATAGGTCTCCGCGCAAAGCTCAATGTGCTTGGCGTCGGCTGCGTCCAGGATGCCGAGCTTTTCCAGCTGCCTCACCGCCCAATTCCACCACTCCTTTCCATGCGTGCCGAGGTGGCCCGGGCACTCCTCCGAGAATGCGCCGGCTTTGATGGCCTTCTCTTTGTCCGGCAGGTTCTTCGGGCCGGCAGCGCCTTGGGTGCTGCGGCGGGTTCTGCCCAGTGAATCATGGGTTTTTTGCATCTTGTGTAAAATTGTAGGTTACGCGGCCAAGTAGAAAAAGCATCGCTGCGGCAATTCCGGCAGGAATGGCAAACAGCACAAAAGCGGCAGCAATGGTATTGAGGCAGATATCAATTAGACCGTTGAGGAGTTTCATGCTGTTTTTTGTCGGGGAGTTCGACCTTAAGCCAGCCCTTGTCACCAACGCGCGTGCTTTTGAGAATGCCGGCGGCGCACAGCTGACCGACGCGCTGCCTTGTAACTCCAAGCTCTTCCGCTGCACGGGTGGTGCTGACTTTTCGGGACATGCGGGAATAAAGCCAGGCATGGCGACCGGTCCACCGCTTTCTGTTCTTTCGCTATTTTCTTTCCTTTCCATCCTTTCGGTTCTTTCCCTTTTCTTTCAGATCAGAGCATCCAGTATTGATCGCCGATAGTTTGGCGTGCATTCCTGGCCCGTGCATCAAATGGACTGGCTTGTATTCTTTTATGCCTTCGGCGGTTTCGTCGTCGTCGTCGTCGGCGCTCTCACCACGGCTTGGCTCCGGATTGTGAATGCGAAGCTGGGGAGCATTCAGGAGGAGGCGGAGAACGCGAAGAAGCACGCTGAGGCGGCGGTGGTGGAGGTGAAGCAAGGCGGGGAGAAGCGGAGCCAGCAAATGGATGCCCTGACAACCAAGGCCGTGCAGGCATGGGATCACGCCAACAACACCAACGATAAGCTGGCGCGGCAGGGTGAGGAGATCCTGAAGCTCCGGCAGGATATCACCGAAATGATGAAGCGCCTGAAGCCATGACATTCACCTTCGACGCATATTTTGAATGGCTGGTCCCGTGGGAGGGGTCCGCTTACGAGAATGTCCCCGGAGACCCCGGCGGCCCCACTAAATACGGAATCGATCAGCGGTCGCATCCAACGGTGAACATCCGCAGCCTGACAAAGGAGCAGGCCAAGGAAATTTACCGTCGTGAATACTGGGCCGCCATCGCCGGTGATAAATTGCCGCCGCGCACCGCCTGGGCAATGATGGACAGCGGCGTAAACTGCGGCAGGACGACTGCGGCCCGATGGTTGCAAACCGTGTTGGGCGTGACTGTAGACGGTCGCATTGGCCCCATCACGCTGGCCGCTGCGGCGAAGGCTGATGATGCCGGGCTGGCCGCATCCATCCTCGACATCCGCCAGCGGCATTACCGCGCCCTCGGGGCGAAGCCGAATTTTAAAAAGTTCCTGAATGGCTGGCTGAACCGGAACAGCTCCCTCCGAGATAAGCTCGTATGACCCTCTCCCTCCCAACTCTGCGCGAGGCCGGCGGTGTGCGTGACACATCGATCCGGCCCCGTTTCGCGCCGATCCGGAATGAGGGGAGCCTGGCGCATCCAGGGTCTGATTTTCTGGCCTCGCTGGGGCTCAGCTGGTCGCCGCTGGGATCCAAGGTGAATGAGATCACAGCGTTGGGTGTCAGCACCGTTTTCGCCTGCGTCCATTATATTGCCAGTATTTTGGCAACCCTGCCGCTGGAGCTTTACAAAGTGGAGGCTGGCGGCTCGCGGACTGTCGCCAACAGTCACCCGGTGCGGCGGCTCATGAAATACCGGCCAAACCCGGTGATGGTGCCGAGCGATGTGCGGTATGCGCTGGCCTGGAATCAGGCGCTCCACGGCAACGCTTATGCGCAGCTGGTGTTTGAGCGGTCTGGTCGCCCGTCTCAAATCTTTCCGCTTCGGTCCCGTGATGTCAGCGTATGGGTGCCGCCAAACAGCATCTGGCCGGAATACCGCGTGACAGGTGCGGGGAAGCCGCTGGATTTCAAACATGTGATGCACCTGCGGGGGATGTCTCCCGACGGCATCAAAGGCATCGGACCGCTGGGCATGGGCGCCGGCCTGATCGGTCTGGCGCAGACTTTGGAGGACAATGCCTCCCGCTTTTTCAGTAATGGTTCCCGGCCCGGCATGGTCTATTCCACCGCTCCTGGCGTGGTACTGACGGACAGCCAGCGGACCGCCATGCGCGAGCAGCTGGAGGCCGGTTACCGCGGCGTCGAGAATGCGTATAAAACGATGGTGATGGAGGGCGGCGGCAAGGTGGAATACGCCCGGCTGCCGAATGACTCCAGCCAGTTTGAGGAGATCGCCGCATCGGTCCGGATCCAGATTTGCCAGTATTTTGGCGTTCCTCCTCACAAGGTGGGGATCCTCGACCGCGCCACTTTTTCCAACATTGAGCAGCAGCAGATTCAGGCTGTTCAGGACTTGTTTCTCCCGTGGTGCAAACGGTGGGAGGAAGTTTTTTCCGGCGCACTGCTGAATCCGGATGAGATAGGAGTTTACTACTTCCGGCACAATCTGGACGGCATTCTCCGCGGCGACATCACCGCCCGCACAGCGGCTTATGCCAGCCAGCTGCAAAATGGAGTGCTCTCCATCAATGAGGTCCGGGAAATGGAGGACCGCGACCCGATCGCCGGCGGAGACAGTCACGTCCGCCAGCTGAACCTGACTGACATCACCGCGCCGGCCCCGGCTCCCGCAGCATGAAACGCGAGCTTTTCTCCAACGACCTGAAGCCCAATTCCCGCAGTCAAAAGCTGGCGGAATTTTGGAACAATGCGCGTGCCGCCGTGAAGCCGCAGGCGTCCGTTACCGACCTCCTGCTTTATGACCGCATCGGGCATGATTATTGGGACGGCGGCGGGCTCACGCACCAGCACGTAACCGACTGGCTGGCCGCGTTGCCCGGCGGCACGGATGCCATCGCGGTCCGGATCAATTCCCCTGGCGGCGATGTCTTTGAGGGCATCGGGATTTACAACGCTCTCGCCAGCTGGAGTCAGGCTGTGGAGGGCCGTAAAATCACCGTCCACATTGATTCGCTGGCCGCCAGCATTGCCTCCGTGATCGCCATGGCCGGTGACGAAATCGTCATCGCCGGCAATGCCATGATGATGATTCATCCAGCCTCCACCATCACTTGGGGCACCGCTGATGAGCACCGCCAGTCCGCCGGCGTGCTTGACTCCATCGACGCCACAATCCTGAAGACCTACGAATCCCGCACCTCCCAAAAGAGCGAGGACATCAAAGGTTGGATGGATGCGGAAACCTACATGACCGCCGATCAGGCTGTGGAGCGCGGGTTTGCCGACCGTGCCGAGGCCCTGAAAACCAAGCAGGAGCCGGAGCCTGAACCGACTCCGGACAATTCCGCCGCCAGCCGAATTCTGGCCATCCGCCGCGCGCAGGCGCTCAAGCGGCACCACATCCTTTCCGCGCACCTGCGCAACCCTATCAAACCGAAAACCACCACTGTATGAAAAAGAAACCGCTCATTGTCCTGCCCGTCCTTGCGCTCGCGCTGGGCTTTGCCTTCATGGACTCCGCGCCTCTCTTGGCCGTGCGGAGCAAAATGACCGCACTGGCCGGTGATGCTGACCGCATTATCAATGCCGCCAAGGATGGCCTCTCCGCTGAGGATTTGAAGCGTGTGGAGGACATCCACAATCTTATCGACGGCCTGAAGCAAACCGAATCCGCACTGGAGAAACAGGCCGGCTTTGCCGATCACCTCAATTCTGTTCCGGATGATGAAAAGCGCCGGCTCATTCTGAATGCCGGCGGCATCTCTGAACAGGAAGCCTCCGACGCTGAAAAGTTTTCCTTCCGGAAGCTTATTCTCGCCTCCCTGCCTGGTGGCGAAATCTCGGGCCCTGAAAAGGAAATGCTCCAGGAGGGTCGCAAGGATGCCGCAATGCTCACCGAGAGCAACGGGATGCACGTCCCTCGCGCTGTGCTGACGGTGATGTTCGCCAACCGCTTTCGGAATGACTTGACCGCCGGCGGCTCCGGCACTGGTGCTGACGTGCTGCGGCGCGAGCCTTTGCGCGGCATCGTGGATCCCTTCTATGAGAAGATGGTCACCCGCCAGCTGGGCGCTCAGTTCCTGAGCGGGCTGGTCGGCAACCTGCCTTTCCCGGTGATGGGCCGCGACACCACAAAGCCGACCTTTGCGACGGAGAACGGAGCCAGCACCGAGCTGACCCCGACGACCAGCGTTATCACTCTGACCCCCCACCGCCTGCCGGCGCATGTGGAGCTGTCCAAGCAGTTCCTCATTCAGACTGACCCGAGCATCGAGGCATGGGTCCGAAATAACCTACTGGAGGAAATCTCCATCGTCTGGGAAAAAGCTGTGATTCACGGCACTGGCTCCAGCAATCAGCCGACCGGTATTGCCGCCACCAGCGGCATTGGCTCCGTGGCCGGCGGCACCAACGGTCTGGCTCCGACGTATGACCACATCATCGATCTGGAAACCGCCGTGGCCAATGCGAATGCGGACGTGGGCAATCTCGCATACCTCACAAATTCCAAGGTTCGCGGAAAGCTCAAAAAGACGAGCATTGAAGCCAGCACCAACGCCGAAAAGGTGTGGGACCGCCGCACTCCTGAAGCGCCCCTGAACGGCTACCGCGCCGGGGTTTCAAACTGTGTCAGCAGCACCCTCACTAAGGGTTCGTCTTCCGGTGTGGCCTCCGCCATTTTCTTTGGCAACTGGTCTGATCTGGTGATCGCGCAATGGGGTGGATTTGACGTGCTGGTCAATCCCTACAGCCTGGACACCACGGGCCTGATTCGCGTCACCGCCGCCGCCTTTGGTGACAATGCCGTTCTCCGCGCTGGGAGCTTCTCCGCGATGCTGGACGCACTGACCGCCTAAACCCTTGGGGGCTGAGAAAAGTCGCCGGGGCGGCGTGAAGAACCGCCCCGGCGCAACTTCTGAAAAGTTATGAAAATCAAAATTGTCTCTGACTGTTTCCACTCCGGCGGCACCCCCGCCGCTGAGGGGGATATTCTCGACCTGCCCGCCGGTGAGGTTGAAAAAATCTTTCGTGCCGGGCGCGGATATCCCATCACCGCCGACGAAATCGCCAAAGCCGAGGCCTCCACCAAGGCTCCCGCGGCTGCCAGCAAGGGCGGTAAATAACCCCTCCGCCCATGCGCCCCTCCGCCGCCGCATTGATTGTCGCCACGCCTCCCGCCATCGAGCCTGTCTCGCTGACGGAGGCGAAGGCGCATCTGCGGGTGGATGGCGATGATGAAAATGCCTACATCGGAGCGCTGATCAGCGTTGCCCGCGAACGGCTGGAGCATGAGACGCGCCGAGCCTTCATCCGCCAGCAGATCACTGTTTACATGCGAGGGATCGGCTGCGGCTCCGCGCCTGTGGAACTGCCCCGGCCCCGGGTGATGGCGGATGCCATCGTGCTGGAGTATCGGGATGAGGATGCCGCCTGGCAGGCATCCACCGGCTTTATCGATCAGCGCAGCCGGGAGCCCGCGCTCCTGTGGGTGACGGATGCGCCCTCCAGCGTGGACAGCCCCCGCAGCCCGCAGGATGCGGTCTGGCGCGCGACCTACTGGGCCGGCTATGGAGCGGAGCCCGCCAATGTCCCCAGCCCGATCCGGCACGCTATCCTCTTGTTGGTGGCGCATCTGTTTGAGCAGCGGAATCCGGCGGTGGCCGAATCCATCAAGGATGTGCCGAAGTCGCTGGATTGGATGCTCAACCCCTACCGCGTGCCGTGGGAGGGGGCTGTCCTATGACTCAGGCCGGCAAGCTCGATACCCGCATCACGATCCAGCGTGACGCCGGCGGCACCGATGCGCAGGGCAGCGTAACGCAGTCCTGGAGCGCGCGGGCGACCGTCTGGGCCAATGCCAGGGCGGTGCCCTCCATGACCACTCAGGAGCGCATGGGTGAGACTGAGCGCTACGGCTCCGCCGACTACGTTTTCACCATCCGCTGGCAATCCCTGCTGGCGAACCTGTCCACCTCCGACCGCATCCAGTGGGGCGGAGACTCTTTCGAAATTCTGTCCGTGTTCCCGATGCCCGAAGGTCGGCCGGACCGGATCCAGATCACTGCCCGCAGCAGAGCATGAGCGCCGTTCCCATCAGAGCCATTTCCGTGAAGCTGGACCGCAATGTTGCACCAGTGGTCGGAGAGGCGTTTGCCAGTGCGCCGCTGACGGTGGTGGGCACACTCCCGACCGGCCTGACCTTTGAAGGCGTGACGGCGGTTTACGCGGAGTTGCACAACTCCGGCGGACTGATTGCAACTGATGACGGGCTGGAGGTTCTGCCGACCGGAGATTCTGTGAGCCTGACCTTCAGCGGCACGAAGATGCAGCAGGCCGCCGGCAGGTATTTCATTTCGGTTTATGCTGTCTATCCGGGCGACCGGATTGAGATTCTAAGGACCGCTAATCTGCATCTTTATGATGGGCTGGCCTCCTTCCGTCAGCTGGTCTATTGGGGCACAAGCGCTGAGGAAACGCTGGATGCCGCCGACGTGGCCGCGCTGGGAAATTCATCGCTCAACAGTAATCGGGAGCAGTCCTTCACTGTCGATGGCGGCGGGGAATATATCTATTTCGTCTGCCCTGCAAGTTTTGGGGTTCCATCATTCGCCGCCAACGGGTTTCCGACGGTCGGCTGGACTGAGGGCAATGTTGAACTCACCAGCGATACCGGCGCTCCGGTCGCATACAAAACTTACCGCACCCCGACCACTCAGGCGGGCGACGGTATTGAAATCACGGTTTCCTAAATGGCCTCCACCACTCCAGCGACCCGCATTTTAAACGGCTACCCTGTCCGCAATGGCGATGACACGGACCCGGGTCCAACCGCTTATGCCAATGAGCTGCTGGGCGGGCATCATCAGGTGGATACGCTCGCGCAGAGGGACGCGATTCCCGCGCAGCGTCGCAAGATCGGCATGACCTGCCGGGTGGCTGAAACCGGAATCACCTATGTCCTTGAGGGCGGAATCACGAATGAATACTGGGTGGATGTGCTCACTCCGGCCAATGCGCGGATAGACGATCTGGATGACGGTTTGACAACCAAGGCCTCCCGCGATCTGGCTGACGCCGTTTCGGAAGCCGTGGGAACGCGCCTGATTGGAACGGGCGCGGTAACGCTGGAAAAGTTGGACACCGCCCTCCGGTCCAGTATCGGCAGCGGTCTGGACGCCACTCTTTTGCAGGGCTATTGGGACGCCGCGACGAATACGCCCACGATTCCTGCCGCCAGCGGAAACAACGGCAAGTGGTATTATGTCAATGTGGCCGGCGTCGCGACCGGGAATGCGCCGGGGACCTATCTGGTCGGGGACCGCATTGTGAGCAATGGCACCTCATGGTTGCAGCTGAAGGTCCCGGCCACAATCGTCGCCGATGGCTCCCTGAGCAAGAAGGCGATGACTGACAACATTGTCAGGGATGATGCGACGCTCGCCAATGGCGCGGTGATCGTGAAGTGCTGGGCGACCGAGGATGGAACGGAGAGTATCGCCACCCTGGATGACCGCGGCAAGTTTTGGCCCGATCCAGAGGCCAGCAGCAAGGCCCGGCTGGATGCCGTGGAGCCGAAAACGGCAAAGCTTGGAGAGGGGCTGCTTCCACTGGATTGGGTGGAGGGCACCGAAATTTGGGAGGAGGGCGCGTGGATTCTTGACGAGGGGGAGCACGTCCAGCTGATCCGCGCCCGGCTGACAGAGGATGGGCTGGAGGTTATCGAGGGCGTGACCGCAGACGGCACGCGCTATCCGCTGATTTCCGGTGGGGGAGGCGGTGGAGGTGGAGGATACACCCCGGCTGACTTGGTGGTCTTTGGGCAGGATGACGGCGGTGTCGGAATCAGCGACGCCGACGGCGAGCGCTCAATCATCACGGAAACAGCCCCATGGAAAGACCTGCATCCAACGGATTCGGAAAACGTGTGGCAGGGCCGTTCATCGCGACTTGGCGGCGGTTACGGTCTGCATAAAGTTTACATCAATTCCGGCGCAACGATCCCGGCAAAGAAGACCATCCTCTACGGAATCGGCGGAAATGGGCAAAGCCTTATGGGGGGCGGTTCCGGCGTTCCCCTTTTGACATCGATAGCTCTCCATCCCGCCAATAACCTCATGTTCAACGGAGGGCTTGGAGTCGGGACAAACAGCGCCACGATCAATCCGGCGAATATGGCCTCGCTGGTGGCGATGTATCAGACACTCTCAAGCGGGAACAGCTATGAAACGCCGCTGCCAGGGTTTATGAACCGGCTGCAATCCAAACTCTACGCCGCCACGGGGGGCAGGGTGCGCCTGGTGTGCGACAACCGCGCCCACGGGGGCAAGGCGTATGTGGACATCAAGCAGGGGACCACGCCCTACAACAATGGACTCTACGCCGCAGGCAGGGCCAAAGCCATCGCGGCGGCGAACGGCTGGGACTACATTTACCTCGGCTCCCTGATGATTCACGGAGAGCAGGATACCGTAAATCTGACATCCACGGCCACCTATGATGGATACCTTAAAGAAATGGTGGCAAATGAGTCCGCCGATTACAAGGCGATCAGCGGTCAGACCGGCGACACCATGTTGTTTGTGGACGGGTGCCACAGCTTTTCCGCCTACGGTAAAACCACTCCGCTGATTGCACTGGCTCAGCTGTCCGCTGCCCTGACGCATCCCAGGATCAGGATGGTCTGCCCGAAATACATTTTCCCCTACGTGGACGGGATCCACATGACGGGGTATGGTTACCGCCGCCTTGGCGAGTATCATGCGGAGGCTCAGTATGCCGTTTATTTCGGCGGCGGGGTCTGGAATGCATTCGCGCCTTATGAGTTGGGCCAGACCTCCGACACGGTCTGGGCAAAGTTCCGGACTCCGCTGGGCCACGCTCTCCGTTTTGACACCACCCTCGTTTCCGATCCGACCGCAGGGCGCTACGGATTCGAGTGCGTGGGAGCTTCGCTTTCCGGCACCCCGGTCATTGACGGTGACCGCGTGGTCATCTCCAAGACCGGCACCGCCACACAGTTGAGATACGCCTACACCGGCATTTCCGGGCAGTGGGCCGGGCCGACGACCGGTGCCCGCGGATGCCTGCGGGACAATTCCCCGGCGGTTTCCGATTTCGACGACACGCCGCTTTACAACTACTGCAACACGTTCTCGGAGACCGTGCCGCCCGCCCCTTAATCAAATATCATGCAATCCGTTATTGAAAAAATGATTGGCGTGCCGGCTGACGGCACCCGGATTCTGATTGTGCCTCCACCGGCTCCGGACCCATGGACTCCGGCCCTTTTGGCCAACCTCCGTGCATGGTATTCCGCCAGCACGCTGGCGCTGTCCGCCGGGGCATCCATCCCGTCCATCGCCAGCGGCGGCGGAATCACCAACGTTGCCGCGCAGGGAACAGCGGGAGCCCGCCCCCTGTTTGGCTATCTGGACAGCGATCCGGATCTGCCTTACATGGATTTCGACGGGGTCAATGATGCGCTGATTTTGGCCGACAGGACCATCAGCAATGGAGGCAGTTGCATTGTGGTTGCTGCCTTGATGAGGTTTGATGCATTCGCCACGGACACCGGACCCAAGGCGCTCCTGACCATTCCGACAACAGGGGCGTCCAGCACACGGTTTAATTTCGGCCTGGAGGGCATCGCCGGGGCAAGCAAGCGCTGGGCGTTTTCCGGCAAAAACACGGATGCCGGCGGCACGGTCAACACTGTATCAACAGCGGTTGCTGATACCAATCTCCATATCGTTATCGCTCAGTTCAATCGTGGAGTGAATCCGGCGCGGGCTAAAATCTGGATCGACGGGACTTCCGTCTATGACGCTAATTCAGCCATTACCGGCGGCACCTGGGACGCCACGGATTGCGGGTCGGTGGCCGATGGCGCCTGTATCGGCAACAAGTTCAGTTATGCCACAAACCAAGGCATGGACGCCAAGCTGCTGGAGTTCGTGCTCCTGGACGCCGTCATCAGCGATGCAAACCGCCAACTGATCGAAGGCTGGGCGGCGTGGGCCGGGAAGATTCAGGGCAACCTCCCATCCGACCATCCTTACAAAGCCGCCGCGCCCACCATCTAACCCCATGCCCGCCATGAAATCAATCATCGGACGCATCGTCCATTACGAAAACCCCCGTGACGGGGCACAGGCTGCCATCATCACCGGCATCCATGATGAAGGCGTGGTCCACCTCCATATCTTCGGCATCTCCGGGGATTTTAGGGAATTGTGCGTGCCATATTCCGCTGAGCCTAAGCCGCTTCACTGGAGCTGGCCGCCGCGCGAGGAGGAGACGCAAACCGAAGACCGGGCCCTGCTGGCTGCCCGCGCTCTCATGAAAGAGTTCTCGGTGATTATCTGGGACGGGGGCCGGGGCGATAATGCGGATTATGAGAATGTCGATGAATCCGCCATCGCCAAGGTCATCCGTCCTTTCCTTGCCTAACCCATGCCAGCCGTAAACCACAGCGCCAAACTTGCAGCCCGCCTCGTGGCGGTGCTGGCCGCATCCGCGCCGCTCTCGGCGCTGGTCGGGAGCCGCGTCTTTGGCGGCCTGGCTCCGGAGCGCTCGCCGCTGCCCCGCATCATTTTCCACGAGATTTCCACGGTCCGCGACCACCAGCACGACAGCGCCACCGCGACGGACGCCGGGGTCGATGAGACGCTGATGCAGTTTGATATTGAGGCTGGCACTCCCAGCGCTGCACGGGCCGTCTCCGATGCCCTGGCGGAGACGCTGGACGGCGCGGCATTCCCCGGCCCTCCGGCCGATTTGCAGGCCTGCTTCCGCGATGCCGGCGAGTTTGGGCAGCCGCTGGACTATGACACCGGAAACGGCGTGGCCGCCGCGCACCGGTATTCCGTGACCTACCGCATTCTTTGGAGGGATTCCGCATCATGAGTAAAAAAGCAGCCTACGGCACTCAGCTCCGCTACACCGACCCCGACGACTCCAGTCTGGTGCGCGTCCACTACGTTGCGGACATCACCGGGCCCGGGATCAATGTGGAGACCATCGACGTGACCACGCACGATTCGCCCGATGCCTTTTCAGAGTTCGTGGCCGGCATGGCAGATGGGGCGGATGTGAGCTTTGATCTGATTTTTGACGCCGGCCCCGCCGGTCACCAGCGGCTGCTGGATCTGATGGATGACCGGATCACGATGACCTGGAGCCTGCTCCTGCCGCGCCCGGAAACTCAGGTGCTGCTGAGTCCGGAGTTTCAGAACTCCAGCGATTGGGTCGGCGGCGGCGCGTGGGATACGACTGGCGGGCAGGCCTCCATCTTTGCCGGCACCCCCACTGAAACCGATGCCCTGTCGCAGTTTGTGGAGGATCTGACCACCGGTGAAATCTACCGGCTGGAGATTGTTTTCGAGGGTGAGTGCACCGGCGGGCTGGAGGTCAGCCATGACGGCTCGCCGATCGGCACCTTTGATCCCACCGGCAAATCCCGGCAGATTCTGGAATGGATTCCGGAACAGACTGAGGGCGACCTGGCCTTCACGGCCACGGACGGGCCGGCCTCCATGACAGTCCGGAGCATCCGCCTCTATGGTCTCAATAATCCCGATGAGGAGCGGTTTGATTTCACGGGCATGCTTACCGCCGTCGGCGTGATCGCGCCGGTCAAGGATGCTCTGAAGGCATCGGCCACCATCAAGATTTCCGGGAAACCGGAGTTCACCCCCGGCACTTAATTTCACACCCTATCACACTATGAAAAAAGCCGCATACGGCAGCAAGCTTGCCATTCAGATCGAGCAGACCGGATCCTACACGGATCTTGCCAGCATCGGGGATATCTCCGGGCCGAGCATCAGCGCAGAGACCATCGATGTCACCACCCATGACTCGGCTGATGCCTTCGCGGAGTTCGTGGCCGGCATGCTGGACGGGGGCGAGGTCAGCACCGACTTGGTTTTTGAATCCGGCCCCAGCGGGCACGGGACGCTTTACAATGCGGTCGCGGACCGGCAGCTGCACAACTTTTACCTCAAACTGCCCGGATGGGTGAGCACCGGGGCTGGCGGTTACTTTGCCTTCGCGGGCCTGCTGACGGCCTTCAACGTCACCGCCCCGGTGAAGGATAAGCTGGGCGCGGCTGTGACCATCAAGGTCTCAGGCAAGCCGGTTTTCCATCCGTTCACGTCCTGATTTTCCACCGACATTAACACTGCATTCCCATGCCTGAACTTACCCCACGCTTCACCAACAAAGCCCTCCGCATCCTGAAGGAGACGCATGATATCGACCTCCTGAAGATTCAGGGAACTGAAATCATGGATCCCGATTTTCGGCTGAAGGTCACGCAGGCCGGCTGCGCTCCGCTTCCGCCGGAGACCATCTCCCGGCTGGTGGACGACCTCACGCCTGGTGAGCACATCGACATGCTGACCGCCTCGCTCACCCGCGACCTTGCGCCAAAATCCAACAGGGAGGCGCAGGCCAAGGCGGCAGCCGGTCCTAAAAGCGGGGAGGCGGAGGCCTGATCATGAGCGCGGGCAGTCTCATGCGTTTTGGGCCGGCTGCGTGGCGCGCGCTCAGCGGCTGGCTGGGCTGCCGGAAGCCCACTTCTGGGAGCTCACTCCCGCTGAGGTGGACGCGATCCTCATGGAGGCTCTGGAGGAGATCCGCGTTGCCGATTGGAAGGCCGCCTATCATGCGGCGCGGATCGAGGCCGCGCTCTACAACTGCCACCGGGATTCCAAAAAGCACCCCGAGCCATTCCGCGCGGAGGACTTCCTTCCGCAGCTTTTCCCGGAGCCAGAAATCGAACCGCCTCCGCCTGATGTCGTGGCTGACAAAGCCCGCGGCATCATGAAGCTCGTTTCCAAAATCAATCACCAATAATGGCCCGACCATCCGCCACAGGATTCCAGCAGATCCTCATCAACATTCAGATCCTTGAACGGAAGCTGGGGCGCGGAGCTATGCGCGTTGCCCTCACCAAAGCCTCCCGGCTGGTGGTGGCGGATGCGAAACAGCGCACGCCCGTCCGGACTGGAACGCTCAAAAAATCACTCCGCGCCAAGGTGAAAACCTACGTGAACCGCGGGACTGTGGTGGCCATCATCGGGCCGTCCCGCAGCGCCATGGCGCAGGCGGACTTTGGCGACGGCAAGGGCATCCAGACGCTCCGGCCCGCCAAGTATTCCCACTTGGTGGAGTTTGGAACGGCATCCAAAGGCGTCCGATATAATCCGGGCGCAGTGCAGGAGCCGGGCAATCCTCCAAAGCCATTCCTCCGCCCGGCATTGGAGTCCACCAAGGGTGCAGTCCGCGCCAAATACTCCGCCGAGCTGGCTCCCGCCATCCAGCAGGAAGCCGCCAAAATCCGCCGCGCCAGTCAGCGCGCCGCCTCCCGAAATCGATGAACTCCATTGGTGATCTATACATCCAGCTGCACGCCACCGCGCGCGGCCTGGCCGAGGATATCCGCAACGACCTGCGGCGGGCGCAGGGCGGGCTGACGGCGCAGGCGGTGGCCATGGGCACGCTCATTGCCGACGGGATCAAGCGCGGCCTGTCGATCACGGGGAACTTTTTCAGCGAACAGCTGAAAAACGCCAGCAAGCTGTCGGCGGAGATGGAGACGACCACCACGCTTTTCGGGGTGCTGCTGGGATCCGCCGAGAAGGCCAAACAGGCTATCGCGGAAATCCGCATCATTGACCAGCAATCCCCGTTGAGCTTTGGGCAGCTGACCCAGAGCGGTCAGTTGTTGCTGGCGATGGGCGAGAGCGCGGAGAAACTGACAACAGACCTGCGGCTGCTGGGAACGGTGGCGCTCGGCAATTCGGAGCGCATGGGGCGGCTGACTTACGCTTTCGGCCAGGTGCAATCCCTTGGCCGGCTGGCGGGGACGGAGCTGCGGCAGCTGACGGAGCTGGGATTTAATCCTTTGGAATACATTTCCAAGCGGACCGGTGAGACCATGGCCCAGCTCACCCATCGCATGAGTGAGGGCAAAATCTCCTTCGGTGAAATGCGCCTGGCAATGATCGATGCGACCATGGCCGGCGGGCGGTTCAACGGGGCGTTGGAGGAGATGGAGAAGACCTTTCAGGGGAAGGTTGCCAAGCTAACCGGGGCCATTGATAAGCTTATGGTGAGCATCGGCAACGGCCTGAATGCCTCCATAAAGCCGATCATTGAAGACATGATTGCCGATCTGGATAAGCTGATGCCGGCGGCCAAAGGCATCGGCGAGGGCCTCGGGCGCTGGATCGGCGCGGTCTATCAGTGGGCGGGCGGATTCAAAGGCATCATCAATACCGTCATAGACATCGGCATCAAGATTTCCGACTGGCTGCCGCGGCTGTCCGCCGTCTGGGATCTGCTGGCGGCTGGCTGGAAAGGTTTGATGAATGGGGCCGAGGTGGCGGGTGCCGCCTTTATCGGCTCGGTCATTATCGCCAAAAACGGAGCCGTCGCAATTTTTGAGTGGTTCAAGGTGAAGTGGCAGGAGGTGAAAAAATGGGGACAGGAAGCGGCCACGGGCATCAAGACGTGGTTCATCGAAATGATCAACTCCGTGCTTCGGGCGTTGAATGCCCTGCCGGAGGCGCTGGGGGCGATCGTTGACAGTCTGCCGGTGCCGGCATGGATGAAAGCGGGCTCCCGTCTTGTGGGGCAGAATGTCCGCAAGAGCGTGTCCAACGTGGTCAAGGCCGCCGCCGGCCCCGGCGGGTATGGCGAGCCGGAGCTGCCGGGCGGCGTGGCCATGATCGATGACAGCCTGATCCCCATGATCAAGCTGCCAGTGCAGCCGGATATTCAGGTCGATCAGACGGCGCTGGAGGATGCGACAGAAAACGTCCGACAGGCCGCCAAGGGCATGGCCGATGCCGCGCGGGAGCCGATTCAGAATATTGTCGATGCATCCAAAGAGGCGACACTCGCCGTCGGGGATATTTTCAAAGACCCCTCCGAAAACCCCATGGTGAAAAGCATGGAGGACATGCGGGATTCTCTGAATCAGACCGTGGACGCCAGCGCCGATGCCTCATCGGCGGTGAAGGTGGATTGGAACGCGGTCCGGGATCAGCAGATCGTAGCCGCCAAAGATGCGACCGCCGCGCTGGCCTCCATTGGTGAGGAGCAGGAAAAAGAACGCAAGAAGGCAGTGGAGGTAACCGCCAAGGAACTGAAAAGCGAGCGGGCCGAATTCCTCCGCGACTTCGAGAGCCAGTATGAGGATATCCAGCGGATCAACGAGCAGACTTTCGAGAGCTTCCGCTCGATGAACCGGAGCGCGACCTCCGACATGGTTTCATCGTGGATCACCGGCACGGGCAAAATCTCCGACATCGTCAGCCAGTGGGCGGATTCCATGATCCGCCAGTTTGTCGAGGTGATGCTCTTCGGGAACAAAATGGCCGGCGGCACCATGTCCGGCCTGCTGGGCTCAATGGGCGGATTGTTCGGCGGCAAAGGCACGGCCACCGGCCTTTCCGCCGGGGCTGCAGCCGCCAATACTTATGCCGGAGCCGGCGGGGGAGGCGGCTGGATCAGCGCCTTGGGCTCTTTGGTCGGTGGTTTTTTTGCCGACGGCGGCCGCCCGCCCATGGGCAAGGTTTCTGTGGTCGGTGAGCGCGGACCAGAACTGTTCGTTCCAGACTCCGCCGGCACCGTGATTCCGAATAATCGCGCCGCCTCATACTTGGCCGCTCCCGCAGCTGCCGGCGGAGGTGGCGGTGAGGCTCCCATGATTTTCCATTTCACCCAAAACTTCAGCTCGGGCGTCACTCAGCTGGAGCTGGCCGGGGCGATGGATCAAATGCAGGACGCCACGCGCGGCGCGGTGCTGGAGGCCGTGCAGCGTGGCGGGGCTTACCGGAAAGGCATGCAGACTTAATTTTATGGCCAAAAGAATTCGCATCGAATGTGAGCAGCGGAACCGCTTCGGTGGCCGGCTCATCGACCAGTACACCGGCCAGCCGGCTTTCCTGCATTTGGGGGAGGACGTGATTTTTGAGTTGGGTGTTTTTGTGAATGGCCGAATGCTGAACCGCACGGAGATCACCGTGATGGACATCGAGCTTTTCACGCTCGCCGGCGATCCCATCACGACACTGCATTTGGAAACCTCCAACATGAGCAGCAATGTCACAGCTGCGGGCTGGAGAAATGGGAATGCCGCACTGGCCCGTTTGCTGATCAACTCCGGCAATACCATTACCCTGCCGGCCGGATTTTTCATCTTCCAGGTCAAGGCCACCTTTGAGGGGCTGTCCTCCATCGTGGCCAGCGGACAGATTGAGGGCGTGCAGCTGGCAACGTTGGTGCCGGTGCCGTGGGACCCGCCGAATCCGGCCGAATATTACACCAAGGATGAAGTCGATGCCGCCTTTGACCCGGCGGGCAGTGGCGCTGCCGGCTTGGATCTGGCGGAGGACATCCGGGATTATCTCAATTTCACACCCGGAGACGATCCGGCAAAGCTGGTGCTGTTTGAGGCGCAGAGCCTGACAGCGGAGGAAAAGCAGGTGGCGCGTGAAAACCTCGGCGCGGCGGTGGCCGGCGGAGCACTGACCATCATTGGAGAGAGCAGCGGCACCGGCAACACCAATGCCATTCCCGACGGCTCCCGCGCCAGCGTGATCACCGTCACGCCCTCCGGCAACACCGTGATAGAGCTGCGGGCTCCGGTGCTGTCAGTGGGGCAGCGGGCGCTCCTGCGGATCCAGCAGGGCTTCCAGGTCAAATGGACCAGCGACTACACGCACCCCGCCAATGCCATCACCCGGGGCGCATCCTCCGGAGGGTTCGCAAAAGTCAGCTGGCACCCGGATCTGAATGAGGGGTATGACGTTTTCGAGCTTCTAAACGACGGCGCCACCACTCACGTCTCACGATTCCGCCAGCCGGCGGTGCCGGTGGCCGCTCCGGACTGGGCGCACATCGATCCACAGGTTACCTCCTCCGGCGGTGTCTATACCGGGATCTATGACCTGCACGGCCACGCAAACAGTTCAGTGATCGGCGCGCCGGGACCAACCACGATGGCCGGCAGCGCATTCCCGGCCTTCGGGTATGACGGGGTGGACGATGCCACCGGCTGGACCTGCGATGCGTTCACCGCGGCTGCCGGCCTGAGCATCGCTATGGTGTTCACGGCCACGGCCACCACCGGGCAGAAGATCCTTTTTTACTCGACCGCCTACGGTATTCAGATCGTCGCCGATTCGGACGGAATCCGCCTTCAGGCCAAGGATGCCGCCAGCGGCACCGGTCTCCTGATTGCAACATCCTACAGCGCGGCTCCAGTCGCGTTCGTGGTCGTCATCCGGGCCGGGGCCGCCGGGGCCTTTGTCCTGACCACGGACGTTGGCGGCGGCGGGCAGACGGGATCATTCACGCCAGCCGCCGGAGCCAGCGGCGCCTGCACTCTGGGCGGCGTCTCCGGCCAGACTCGTTACCTCGCCTGCAAAATCGCCCGGTGCCAGGTGTGGCAGCTGGCGCTCAGCGGCGACCAGGCGCGGGCCGCGCTCGATGCCCTGACAGAGCATTACAAACTCGGCTGACCATCATGGAGGAACCTCTCGAAATGCCCGACCGGCCCGGCACCGTCGAAATGACGTGGGTGCAGGATTCCGTTGTCTCTGGAGCGGTCAGTCCATTCACCCTCACGGAGCAGGTTTACGCCTGGCCGGGCCAGCGGTGGTCAGTGGTCCTGAAGCTGCCCTCCATGCAGCAGGAGGATGCGCTGGCGTGGCAGGCTTTTTTCGCGGAACTGAACGGCAGGGAGGGAACCTTTTGGGTGAAGGAGACTGCCCACATCCGGGAGCGGAGCGTGGGGTATGGGACTGCGGAACTGGATGGGCCGCACGTCTCCGGATCGAAAGTGAGTACTCGAGGTTGGACTCCCTCCATGCGGGTGCTGCGGAAAGGCCAGAAGATTGAGATCGGCCAGCGCCTGCGGCTGGTGCTCGATGACGTGTATTCCGATGATGCTGGCAAAGCTCAGGTGCGCTGCTGGCCGCATTGCCGGGATCTGCCGGATTCACTGCGGGTGGAGTGGTGCGGGCCGCGCGGAGTCTTCAGATTGGCTGAGGTGCCTGGATTCGTGTGGAAAGTGAACCGGCTTCAGGATGGGTTTCAGTTTTCAGCATCGGAGGCCATTTTGCCATGACAGAGCGCCCCCTTCATTCTGACACCAAGGCCGCCGTCGGTGAATCCGTCGTCAGGCCGGCACTGCTCATTTCGGCCGATTTCCCGGACGGTGAAATCTTCATGTGGTCCGGCTTCGGTGTGCTCCATGCCGAGGGTCACGACTGGCAGGGCATGGGCAATATGCTGGCGGTGGAGGACGTGACAGAGACCGCCGACACCGGGACGCAGGGCATGAGTGTGAAGCTCTCCGGGATCCCGTCCACCGTCTTCAGCAGCATCACCTTGGGCAATTACCAAAACCGCCGGGCGGAGGTGGCCATGATCGTTTTTGACCGGGACGGGGAGGCCATCGGTGCGCCCATCCCGCTTTTCCGAGGGCTGATGGATTCCGACAAGGTTTCCGACAACGGCACGGAGGTTTCAGTCACGATCCAGCTCGAGGGG